GAAATGCAAATGCGCGAATGGGCGGATTCGGATTTCCAAACATTTATGGTGGCAGATATTTCAGCGAAGATGACCCAAATGCACATAAGATAGACTGTGTGCTTTTTGCGGCAGATGATACGTGCAGAGCAAAGCTCGGCATATATGCTAAAGCAAAGCTGCACGATTATGTCAGAAGATATCGTCTGAACATTGTCAACAGGTCGGATAAATGCAAGAAAGAATATCATGACGTTCTTGCAGACAGTGATATAGTCAGCGAGCAGATATTTGCAATACCCGAAAATATCAGCGTTAGAGAGGATCCAAACGGGACAGAATACGATAACCATCTCCTTGCATCCGAAACTACGGGTATAGCCAAAATAAAGCTGAATGGATGGGAGTCCGAATTGATTGAAGAAGAGTCCCGTCGCACAGATTTTGTATGCTGGCTGCGTAATCCGTCAAAAGCTTCGTGGGCACTTTGCCTGCCCTATGAGCTCGGCGGAGAAAAGAAATCCTTCTACCCGGACTTCTTGATCGTTCGCAGCGATCCTGATCTTGACTATGTTGTAGACATTCTTGAGCCTCACGGGGATCAGTACACAGACAATTTGCCTAAGGCAAAGGCTTTAGCTGAATACGCTAAAAAAGAGGATCGCATCGGAAGGGTGCAGCTAATTCACAAGAGCACCGATGCCGGTGGAAACCGCAAATTCCTGCGTTTGGATTTAACAGAGCTTACTGTGCGTGACAAAGTCCTCAGAGCCAATAACAATGATGAACTTACAAACATCTTCCTGACCGACGGAAGATTCGATTAAGCTTCCCAGCTCCACAGAACACATCTGTGGAGCTGTTGCAATATAATTACTAAAGCACAGTGAACTTTAGTAGCAGGTAGCAGTATAGCATTGAAAAATAGAGCTACGCAGGAGAAACGGTTTTTTCTCGTGTGCGCATGCGCGTGCGTGTGTGCGCGTATATAGCCGAACCTCTCTATAAAAAGCTGATACAGTGCTACCTGCTACTGTGTTACTTGTTACCTCGTTACCTAAAAATATAGAGCTACGCAGGAAAAACTATTTTCCCTCGTGTGCGCATGCGCGTGTGTATATAGCCAAACCCCTATAAAAGACGTTACCGTGCTACTTGTTACTCTGCTATTATTTCTAAGTAGACAGTAAAAGACATAGAAAGACAGTGCGATGTGTGCTATAATATATACTGCGGAAAGAAAAAGAAGTCGGCAAATTGATATTATCATTAAAAATTTGCATATTTTGTGCCGCAAATGTCCGGCATAGTTTGTTGATGTCCACGTGGTATTTGTGATATAGTATAATTAGCAGAAAAAAGCAGAAACTTCAAAAAACTCGCATATTTTGTGCCGGAAATGTCCAGTGATGTCCGGTGCAAATTTATGGTATAGTATAATCAGCGAGTTTTATTTGGATTGCTGACAGAGCGAAAGCCTTTAGGTTTGCTATCATAAAAACTGAAAATAAAATAACTGTTCAAGAGTAACGATGCGCGGTGCACAGCGCGTCGCTGCTCTTTTTTTATGCCTTGATGCCAATATCATGTTATTGGATGCAGGTTTATTGGAAGAGTTGACCCTCTTCAGTAATACATGTAGCCGCTGTAGCAAGTGAAAATGGTTATTTCTATGAAAGTTCACTATATGGAATTACCTAAATTGCCTGCTACATCTACTACAAATATTTTTTCGGAGGAAAAAGATGAGAAACAGAATCATTGGTGTTGCAGACAGCAGCACCGCAATCAATTTCATGAGGCCGTGGGACTTCAGCGACAAGAAGTATGAAGGTGTGCGCATGTATAAAGCCCCTGACGGCAAGCTCGCTGTGCTCATGCAGAGCAAGCGAAGCATCCCACAGCACTGGAAGGTCGTCTGCGGCATTTGCAGCTATTATTTTCTGTCCCGTGAAAAGGTAGTGGACTTCTGCAAACGTCGCGGATATACGATGTGAAGGGGAAGGAAATGACAATGAGCAAGCTTCTGGATCGTTATCTGCGCTGCAGCGTGGACTTTTCCGAGTTTCATCTGCTGGATGTAATACCGAAGCGCAACAGAGAAACAGCAGTGCTTTTAGTGCCGAGGCACCCGGAGAGGCAGTACAGCTATTACGCGCTCGTGCTGCATGACTACTCTCATTGGTACTGCAGCTTTGAAGCGCTGATGAGGGCATGCCGTGATTTAGGCTATGTCGGCAGCATCAGAGAATAGATGCTGAAAATAAGATATCTGAGATTGAAAGGAGGCAAATAACATGGCATGTTACCCGCTTATTGATGTGGATTCCAAAGGCCTGCATAAGCGCCCGCTGTTTACAGCAAACACTGAGCAGGTTATACGCGGCAGTAACGATTTCTATCTCTCGGAGGAGAGCTGCAATCATTATCGTCTGCACGCAAAAAGGCCACACCGCATGATAGATTATATGGCCTATTCCATAGCATGTCCCAAGTGCGGAAAGGCGATGAACGCTGTTGCGTCTCACGAGGATATGCACAGATTAGCTGTATATTCCTGCTCCCGCTGTTACCGCAAATGATGTCGGTAGGGGGATCTATTTCTTCAGAGGAAACTGCCTTGGACAACGGGGCGCAATCACGAATAAGTTTTCGGGAATTCAAGAGGCTATATAGCCCCTGTTTTCAAGGTTTCAAATGAAAAATAAAGAATTATGGAGGAAAAATCATGTATACAACAACTATGGAGTACAACAGGAGCTTTGAAAATCTGCTTCGCGGCAAGGTTGACGAAGTGATGCACAAAGAGGGGCACACGAAGGACATTTCCGGATATCCCTTTCCCGCAGGTTTTGAGGGAGACTACGTCGGCGCACTGAGCAGAGAGAACCTTTTCAGGCGCTACGGCACCGTCGTTCACGCACCCGAGGGAGACAACAGTATAATTGCGGTTGCATCCAGCGGCAGCGCTGAACTCGTCGAATCCAACATGGCATACCCCATCAGCGGAGATACCGTAACAGAGTTTATGTGCAGCGCGTACAAGCTCGCTTCACTGTGCAAGCTGAAGCTCAGCTTTATCAGGGACAAGAAATTCGATGTGTCGAAGTACCTGAAGAACGAATTTGCCCGTCGCTTCGGCAGGGCAGAGGAAAACATCATGCTCAACGGCACCGGTGTTAACGAGCCCTCCGGCATCCTCAAGGACGCGCAGATCGGATGCGCTACGGCTTCCATCACCTACGATGATGTCATCAAGCTGTATTTCAGCGTGAAGCCGGAGTACAGGCGAAAGGCAGTGTGGATCGTGAACGACAAGACTGCTCTCGCCCTTCGCACTCTCAAGGACGAGAACGGCAATTACCTGTGGAATCAGGCGAACAGCACTATTTTAGACAGGCCGGTTGTGTACAGTCAGTATATGCCCGATGCCGATGCCGGCAATAAGCCTATTGCCTTCGGTGATCTGTCATATGTGTGGATGATAGAGCGTTCACCGCTCATGGTGCGCGTGCTGGTGGAGAAGTACCTGCTCGACGATATGTACGGATATGCTGCAAACGAGCGCTTCGACTGCAAGCTCATCCGTCCCGAAGCAGTAAAGGTGCTGAAAATCGCATAAGACGAGGTTTAGAAAATTTCGGGGAAGGTCAAGTTTCCCTTGACTTTCCCCACCTTTGCTGGTACTGTCCTTCTACATAAAAAGAAAGGGGGTAAATGAATGGAAAAGACACGTGTGGTCGCATATGTCCGTGTGTCGTCAAAGAGCTCGGCACAGATCCACAGCTATGATTTTCAAGCGCGATACTGGCAGGATAAATTCGCGGATGACCCGCAGAACGAGCTGGTCGGCATTTACGCAGATCGAGGCATCAGCGGAAGCAGCATCAAAAAGCGTACTGAGTTTCTGCGCATGATGGACGATGCCCGCTCCGGCAAGTTCGATCAGATACAGACAAAATCAGTATCCCGCTTCGCACGAAACACTGTGGAGCTGCTGGAGGCCGTCAGAGAGCTGCGCGATCTCGGTATAGAGGTGTTCTTTGAAAACGAGCAGATCAGCAGCTTGGAGCCCACCAGCGAGCTCTACCTTACCATTGCGGCAACGGTGGCGGAAAACGATCTTGCCGTCGACTCAGATCGCCAGCATTGGTCTATGCAGCACAGATTCGAAAACGGCTGGATATGCATCGGAAGCGGAATGTACGGTTACAGGATGATGGAGGGCAACCGGCTTGTGATCGTGCCGGAGGAAGCAGAAATTATCCGCAGAATCTATGACATGTACATAAGTGGGCATGGAGCACAGGCAATTGCCAACGCTCTCAACTCGGAGGGAATCTTGAATTCACGCAATACCTTCTGGAGATCGAATGCAATACTAAATCTCATCAGCAATGAAAAATACATGGGCGATTCGATCATGGGCAAGGTTGTTCAGAAGCAGGGCGTTAAATTCGACAACTCCGAAGGTCAATATGGTCAGCGGTACTACATTGAAAATTCTCACGAACCTATCGTAAACAGAGAAGTATGGAGCAGAGCGCAGGAGATTCGAGAGCAGCGGAAGAATCCGAAGCTGGTAGGACAGCAAAATACAGTGTATCCGTTCACAAGCCTCATAGAGTGCGGGAAATGCCATGCCAACTTTCGCCACAAGATCAATTCCAGCGGAAAGAAGTGGGCATCCCCGATTTGGATGTGCTCCACTCAGTATGTCAATGGCATATCTGCCTGCGATTGTACTCGCATAAAGGACAGTGTGCTGAAAGAGAAATTCGTTGAGGCATATAACGAGTTCGTAACGAAACGCCCACAGAACAATTCGGTTATAGCAATTCAGGAGGTCATAGACAGACTGCAAAAGGAAGAGTCAGACTTGGCAGCATTGACGCTCAAGCATCTCCTGCCGGTAAGCGTACAGCACAGTGAGCAGCGCCGGATCAGAGCAAGCATTAATGAGCTGAGGCAGAAAATATCCGAGCAGAGCAGCGTGAGTGAAAGTGACTATACGCCTATTACGGAATTCAACGAAGAAAAGCTAAAGAAATTCATAAAGAAGGTCATCGTATCTGACGGTACGGTGGCCTTCCTGTTCTTCAACGATATAACGATTACGAAAAGCTATAGCAACGGTCAGCCCGGAAACAAGCCCGGCTGGAAGCAGAGACAGGAGGGGTAAGGCATGGAGCGAGCTCAGCGTATTGTGCATAGAATGCCGTCGGTAAATATGTTCCGCACATCACAGTATGCGCCGCCGAAAAAGGTTGTAGCAGCATACGCCCGTGTTTCCACGGAGAAAGAGGAGCAAGAGGATAGCTTTGAACGGCAGGTAGAGCATTACACCAAGCTCATAACCTCCCACTACGAATGGCAGTTCGGCGGAATATATGCGGATCCCGGCATTACCGGCACAAGAGCAGAAAAGCGCCCGGACTTCATGCGCATGATTGCAGACTGTCGCGCCGGAAAGATTGACCGTATATATGTGAAATCCATCTCCCGTTTTGCTCGAAACACCGTGGATGCCCTGAACTATATCCGAGAGCTCAAGGATTTGGGAATAGGCATTCAGTTTGAAAGCGAGAACATAGACACACTCAGTACCGGAGGCGAGGTGCTTCTGACAATCCTCGCGGCAATGGCAGAGCAGGAATCCCGCACCATGAGCACGAACATAAAGTGGGCGTATCAAAAGAAATTCGAGAAGGGCGACGTGATGATAAACACCGGCACCGTTCTCGGATACCGAAAAGCTGCAAACGGAGCTTATGAGATCGTAGAGGAAGAAGCCGAGATCGTCCGCAGAATATACAGAGAATACGTCTCCGGCATGCCGGTACCGCAGATTGCGCGCAGACTTGAGGCAGAAGGCTTCAAGACAAAACGCGGCAGCGAGACATGGAGACC